GTCTCGCTTAATCTTAATCTTAGAAAGTCTGTTCAGCGTCGTATAGCGAGGCATGCCGAAGTAATCCTGTATGCGGTGTATCATATCCCAGTCCTTAATGCGCCACGACAAGATGTATTCGTCTTTTCCGCAGACTGTCATGTCGGGATAGTCAGGTCTGAACGGCGGTATTATCTCTTTCTTCTTCATGGCTCTCTCTGAACATTGTGAGTATTGGTTGGTTTATTCGCTCGGACTGGCCTGTCTGGTTGCACCATTCTTCCCATGACACGCACTCCTTTTGATGCTGCTCGAACTTCTTTCTTCTTTCCTCATGCTCGTATTCGTCGATGGCGTTGTCCCTCTCCTTCACAAACTCTCGAAGCGACCTGCATATCATAAGCGGGTCTATCGTGCCGAAGAGCTTGCCGTACCTCCCAGCCTTGAAGCGGTGGAAGAAAAGCATTATCTCTGACACCTTCAGATGCCAGAACTCGGTCGCTATGATGTAGGCGCATTCTTCAAGTTGCCTTTGGTCGAGTTTGTCTCTCACGCCGCAATACCATGACAGGTTCTGCAGCTGAGGTATGAGCCATGCAATCGGTATCTTTTTCCCGTAGTCCCTTTTCACTTCCGCGAGGGTTGGGTAGTCGCCGGTGATGCACAGCTTCTCATCGTCGCATATCTCCATCTGGTAGCTTGGGTTGTAGCGCAGCAGCAGCTCGCTCGCTTCAGCGGCTGTTTTCTCTAAGCAGGCGCTCGACAAGCTCTGCGGCAGCTCTGTCGCTTTCATCCCTTGCATTGTTTGTGCTATTGACTCCATTGTTTTTGGTTTGCTTGTGTTTTATTGCTTTTTCACATATCCACAGATTCGCTTTCGACTCCCAGTCAACAATCTTGCGGTTCGACGTTCCGTTCCAACCGTAGGACTCATAGTGATAGAAGAAAGCCTCAGCGGATTCTTTCCAGTCAGGCAGCTTGTCGGCCGCATTCTTCTCGAAGAACGCTATGACATCTTCAAGGCTGCCCGGAAGATTAGGCTTGGGAGGTTCGGGCCTTCTACCCAACCTTTCCTTAGCCTCTTGTTCTACTTCCTTAAAGACGATTTCTTCCTGACCACTCTCGCACGTATGCACGCACACACGTTTTGGGGGCGTTTTCTTTTTATTTATTTTTTTCTTTTTTATAGGGGGTGCAGGGGGATTGTTTTTTTCTTTTTTGTTTTGTTTTTCTTTTTCTGCATCATAAAAGGGTTCCCATTCCGTACCTTTTTCTGATGCATCATTTTCGTAATCACTTGATTTTGAACTATCGTCTTTCGAAAAGGTGTTCCCATTCCGTACCTTTTCTTCGTTAAAAAGGTGTTCCCATTCCGTACCTTTTCCCGAAAAGGTGTTCCCATTCCGTACCTTTTCTTCGTTTGCATCTGTTATCGAGAAAGTGGAATTTTCGCCACGGCCGAAACGAGCCTTGAAAGATATAAGTCCAGCATCTACGAGTCCGTTACGAGCATCTCGCATGGCAGTAGGGCGACACCTCAGCGCTCCAATCAGTTCTTCGTTGGAGAGGCTGAATGTGTCAGGCCATCCAAGTGCATTGCAGCGGTGAAGTAGGTAGAAGTAGAGAAGTCTCTCCTTATCGGAGAAATCCCTTTCCATAGCCCAAAACCTATCGAGAAGCTCCGTGTAACTCATAACTTCGCCTTTCTATAGGTTTCGTAGTTCTCGCACACGTCATCAAGGTAAGGAGCGTAGTCAATTTGAGCATACAGGCAAAGCTCTTCGATGAACTCTTGCAAGCCATGAATGGTGACGTACTTGAAACCGTCACGTTCTGCCTTGTGCTGAAACACCTTCTGGGCTTCGCTCTGCTTGCCTGCTGACTGCTGGCCTCTTACCTTCGGCTTCTTCATCTCTATCAGTAAGGCACCGTAGCCTCCCTTCTTGTGGAGGAATATGATGTCAGGTGCGCCTGCTACGGCTCCTTCGTACTTCCGCATCGCACCGCTTGCACCAGTCCGCATGCCGCCGTTGGGAACGGCGAACAGCAGCTCTGCATGGTCGGGGAAAGTATGTCGGAACCAGGCGACGCAGGTGTGCTGTATCTGTGCCTCACTCTGCGTCTGCTCTTGTTTCAAAATGTCTTGTAGTTTCATAAGTTTCATAGCTTGTCTTTGAATAAGTTCATTGTGATGTTAACCATATCCTCTTCTATCTGAGTCGTAGTGCCTGTCACGCCATCGGCTATGTTGCGCTTCGTCTGGATGATGTCGTACATGTACTTGTCAATCGTATTCTCCCCGAGGAAGTAGTAGCAGTTGACGTTGTTCTTCTGTCCGTTGCGATGGGCGCGGTCTTCTGCCTGCTCGCAGTCGCTGTACGTCCAGGGGAACTCGATGAACGCCACTCTCGATGAGGCTGTCAGCGTCAATCCGGTACCGCCTGACTTGTAGTTAAGGATAATGAGCTTCGTGTTGGGATTGTTCTGGAACGAGTCAACGGACATCTGCTTCTGCTGTATGTTGTCGTCGCCAGTGACGGTAACGGCTCCAGGGAACTGCTTCTTCAATGCCTGCACGACCTCCTTCAGGTAGGCGAAGAGTATCAGCTTCTCGCCTCCGTCTATGATGTCGTGAACAAACTCTGTCACAGCCTTTATCTTGCCTCTTGCCGCTATCGACTTCAACGCTACCATCTTCACCATGACTTCGCCGCGCATGGCTCGCTGAACCTTCTCATCGTCGGCATTCTTGTACTGACGAAGATATTTTATCAAGTCCTTCTCGCAAGCTTCATACTCTGTTCGGTTGGTGATGTCGCAGATGATGTACTGTCGCGTTTTTTCGGGCAGCTCCGTTAGCACCTTCTGCTTCTCACGTCGGAAGAAGCAACAGTTCCACAGTCTCCAGTTCAGTTCCTTCGTGTTGCTCGACTGCTTGGGGCCGTCGCAGAAGCGGCGCATGAAGTGGGTGTCGCCTCCGAAGTCTTCAAGCCTGCCAAGTATCTTCAGCTGCTGAATGAGGTCGGTGTTGTCGTTCACTACCGGCGTTCCTGTCAAGGCGAACACGAAGGGCTTGCCCCTGCAGATGCCCTCTACGAACTTCGACTGCTGCGTCTTCGATGTCTTGCACTTGTGGCTCTCGTCAATGATGACTGTCTTGAACAGGTTGATGCGCTCGTCGAAGATGATGTTGCGCATGGTGAGCTTAGCACCTGGCTTGACCTGCTTGACGAAGAACTTCTTCAACGACTCGTAGTTAGTGATGAACACGTTGCAGCAACACTCGCCGTCCATGCGCTTCATCTCGATAAAGTTGTGCCAGCTGTCCTTGTTTCTGTCGTCAAGGATGATGGCATCCATGCCGCTGAACTTCTTGAACTCACGCTTCCAGTTTACCTTCAACGCTGCCGGACAGATAACCAGGCATGGGAAAGACTCTCCGAACACGGCTCGCTCCTTGTGAGCCTTAACGACTGCACATATTGCCTGGAGCGTCTTCCCAAGTCCCGGTTGGTCGCCGAAGATGCACCGCTTGTGGTTGAGTGCGTATGCCACGCCTTCCAGCTGATAGTTGTAGGGCTTCAGCAGCATGTAGTTCTCGCCTGCAAGCGGTGTAAGTGTCGGCAATTCGAAAGTAATCTCTTCTTTGATTTCACGTTCAACGACCCTCTCGCAGAAGCGATGGGCTACTGCCCACTGAGCGAGAGCGTGAACGTACCAGTCTGCCGTTTTGCCGGGAGGATAAAGAGGTGAGGTCTTATCAACAAGCCACGCTTTGTCCGCTCCGTCATAGCGCGGCTTGCTGGGTATTCTCTTTACCACTTCTATCAACCTTGCGTTGTAATCAAACTGAAGCTTGTACTTGCTCGGCATTGAAGTGATATAGATAGGTCTCATCTCTTATGACGCTTCTGCTATTGGGCCAGACTCTCCAGCGTCGCCACTGCCGCCAAACGGATCGTCGGCGTTGGCCTCGGCTTCGAAGTTGAACTCCTGTTGTATCACACCATACTTTTGCTCCTTAACGTACAGCTTGGCTTCCTCACAGACAGCATCGACAGCCTCCTGCAACTCAGACAGACGCACGTACTCGGCTTCGTCGGAGTCGAGGGAAATCTGAGGCGTGTTGAGGTTGAGCACCTTCCTTGTGGAAGAGAGTGTCCTTTTGCCTGTGATGATTACCTGCTCGAAGCCATCCTCTCCACTGATGGTGATGCCGGACACACTGAGGCTCTTCAGCAGGTCTGTGTTGTACTCGCATTCGCGGTCGCGCCAGTCGTACTTGTCTGCCTCTCTCTGTTCCGTGATGTCGCAGAGGAATGGAACAAGGCGGTTCATGGCCGCTCTCATGTCGGGGTGTACCTGATGGTCGCCCTTCAATACAATGTCATCGCCGAAGTCTATGTAATGCACCTCCAGACGGCCATTGCTTGTGATTTTTACTTTTCTTACATCCATTTTCGTTATTGTTAGTGTGTTAATAATAGACTTCACACGCGAAGTCAGCCGATTACACGGCCTAAGGTTGCAACCTTACATGCTAAAGATGCAACCTTACATGCTAAAGTTGCAACCTTACACGTGTGAAGTGTGTCTTTTATGCGTGTGTAGTTATCGTGCGTGACGGTACTCGCGCACAAATTCATTGTAGAACCTGTCAGCCGGAAGCGGCAGCTGTATGCCCAGCTCCGTGGCCGCATCCGCCTGAATGAGGTTGAGGAACTTCGTCATCTGTGCGGTAGTCAGGTTGGACGATGAGCCTTTCACGATGAACTGCTTACCGCCTACTACGACTTGACGCGCCAGGAACAGCGTGCAGTAGTAGTCATGCACGTCCTGCTTCGGCGTGCCCGTCTCCTGACTGATGCACTCGAACCACATCCACATGAGCGCATTCTGCGACACTGTCCGTGGTTCTTTCTTCCGCGTAATGGTAAGGTCGTATGTCCCATTAGTCAGCTTGGAGCAGAGGTATTCCAACGTCTGAGACATACTGACCTTCCCATCCTTCTTGACAAGCTGCGCAGTTACCATGGCCGTTCACCGAATACGCCGACTTGTTGTGTCTGTGGCTGCTGTGGTGCAGGCTGCTGTGGTGCAGGTGCATATTGTGGCATAGACTGCGGTGCAGGCTGCTGGTACTGCGGAGCCTGCTGTGGCGTATAGCTCTGCTGGGGCTGAGTCTGAGGCTTGGAACTGAGAAAATCCAATACCTCACAGCGGACTTCCGTGTAACGCTTCGTCACGCCCTGCTGGTCTTGATAATCTCCCGTGTACGTCTTGCCTTCGATATACACCTTGTCGCCTTTGTGCAGGTACTGCTCTGCAACACCTGCCTTTGGACCGCGAACTAAGATGTTGAACCACTCCGTATGCTCAGGCACTTGGATGCCGTTCTGCATCGTGTAGGCCTTCTCCGTGACTGCAACAGTGAAGCGGCATATCTTTGAGCCGTCTTGGTATGTCCTTACCTTCGGGTCCTCTCCGAGATTCCCGATGATTATCTGTTTGTTTACTCCCATAGTTATTTCAGTTTAATTGTCAATCCGCCTTGACGTACAGACTGCTTGACGTACTTCTCGTACAAGTCTGGGTGCTCGGCTTTGAATTTAGTTGTATCGAAGGAGTTGACGATGCTGTCCTTCGCTATGGTAGCGGTGAACTTGCCTGCATCCCATTTCTTGACAGGCTCAGGCGCTCCAAGCATGGCGTTCTTCAACGTCACCTTCAGCTCTTCAAGCCTCTTCTTCATCGCTGCCTCCTCTTGAAGGATGAAAGCGATGGAGTCGATGAACTGCTGAGGCAGGTCGAGAGCATTCTCGGTCGTAGCAACGCTCGTACAGCCATAGGCGAACTTCGACTTGTCCTTCACATCGTAAGTGAAGCCGTGGTCGGTAAGCTCGTAGTCCGTGTCGAGAAGCTCCTTGATGAGGCTGTCTTCCTTGCGCTCGATGGTCCACTGCTTGCACTGATCGTCGCGGAACCAGTTGCCAAGCAGACCCTCAACCTTCAATCCGGGGTTCTGCTTCTCGAACAGGAAGGCGTAGCAACTCAACTGCCATGACAGATACTCGATGAGGGCTACTTCGCCTCCTGGGTAGAGGTCGAGGTTGTTCGTCTTCGTATCGACAAGCCAGATGCCGCCAGTCTCTATCATCTGCCACACGTTGTCGATGTTCGACGCATACATGCAGTTGTCACTGACAGTATATTCGTTGGCTATAGGCTCGTAGCCTTCGCGCAGCATGATGTAGTTCTCCAGCTGGGCGGAAACGTCGAGGTGTCCGTTCAGAGGCAAATCGTATTCTGTCTGCTTCTCGCCTGTCGTGTCGTACAACTCTATGGCATGATGGACTGCCGTTCCCTTCTCGCCTGCTTTGGGGATGAGGAACTCCTTCACATAGTCGCTTGCTTCGGGGTACTCACCAAGGCCTGTAGCGGCCTTGATGAGTGTAGTGATGCCTGACAGTCTGATGCCGTCGAGGAAATATCCGTGGGGGTTCTCTGAGAACACCACGGGGCTATTGGCTAACTGTATCATTTCTGTAAGGATTGACGTTTGGTAATTACGGCATTGGCGAATGGCGTGTTCTCTGCAATGACAGCACTCCAGATTTCGTTCCACCGGTCGATGAGCAACGTAATGTCATCCTCGTTCTTGCAAACACTCAGCTCTGAGCATGCAATCCGTGAAGCCTGTTGGAACAGAGCATCGTTGAACTGCTTGTTCTGCTGAAGTTCTGGATACTTCTCGAAGGATTGTGTCCAAAAGGCACGCAGCTCGTCGGCTTTCTGCTTCGTTGCCATCACTTCGAGCGCCTTCTTCAACTGGGCACCTGTGAAGCCAGTCTTCTGTTGTGTCTGTGCTGCCTGCCCATTCTGGTTGTACTGTACTGAGTTGCCGCAAGCAGCGTTGGCATCGTCATCGTCGTCGGCCACAATGCCGAGAATGGCGCAGTAGGCGTAACGCTTCAGATAGGTAATCATGCTGCCGATTTGCTGAAAAGCAGTCGAGTGCAATGTGCCCTGATTGAGCGGCAGCATCGAATTGACAAACTCGCCCGATTTGTGCATGAGGGTAGTAACGAGAACTTGCCCCTGTATGGTCTGAATGACCGCGAGGCCGTTCTTCTGCAACTCAGGAGCAGCGGCACTCATGCACGCGCCGAGGTCTGCGTACTGAAACTTGTACGAGCCTCCTACATTCGTCTTGACGGTTACGGACTTGTTCAACTTGGGCTGCTTGATGCTGCCCTGGAACGTCGAGAGTGCTTCGGCAAGTTTGCCAATGGTGGCACTCTGCATTGGAATCTGATAAACTTCTTCCATTTTGTTTACATTTTTAATAGGTTTAACTTATGTTTTGTAAATCTCGTTTACATCTGTAAAGTTAGCGTTTTTTGGCAAGATATGGAAACAGAATTGTCACCATTTTTTCGCCTTAACTTTTGCTAACGTTTGGCATTCACTTTGGGCTGTTTCCGTCCAAAGTGAAGTATAACTTGGAAATAGTAAGTTGTCAAAAAAACTACACGACCCTCGCGGGCAGTGTAGGAACCTGCCAAGACCCTATGAAGATTGATTGATTGAAGAAGGGCCTTGCGCGATAACAAATGTGTAACTTAGTAAGTTGAGGCTATTCTCACGAACCACCTCAACATTGATTGATAAATGAAAAAACTACTCTGTGGGCGCATGAGGACTCGGACCCCAACTGTCGGAAGAAACTACTGAAAACACCGACGGCACCTGCACGCCCGATTGCAGGGAAGAAACGCCTTCCCTGCTGTCAAATCAATCATGTAGAGCAGATGAAACGCCTATTCGTCACGAACCAACGTCCCAACGACATTCCTCACCCAGCTGGGTATCACCAAATGGTGACACTTCAACAGGAAGAAGGAATATAAGACACCTATGAGCTGCACCAGGTATGGACCATCGTCGATACCGGCGAAGCTTAACAGGGAATAACCGCCTTGCCAGAAAGTCATCATGCAAGGACTGAATACTACTGTGCACCAAATGAGTGCCAAAATCACTTTTTTCATAATTTTAATTGTAGGTTTAACTTGTTTTCGGCGATTCTTGAGTAACAAAATCACCTTTTTTGTAATTTTAATTGTTGGTTATCGGCGATTCTTGCAATGCATCAAGACCTGTGGCGCACAGCAGAACCATTTTCCATTCTGTTGGTTTGTCGGTTTTTCCGACTTTACCTTCTCGGCCGCGATGAGGTTCTCCAGCTTCTTCACGCCGCCCACGATGTGCGCGGACAGCTCCTTGCTGAACGTCTTATTCTCGAAGGCGAGAAGTATGTTCTGAAGTATTGCCGACTGGGTGGCCAGCGGCACGTTGTCAAGACTCACTCTCATAGCATGAACTCCTTTCTCCAATGTGGCATGTTCTTCATGTGGATAATCTCAACAATGGCCCGAATAGCCCTGCGCTTGCTGCCGTCGATACGCACAGGGAAAATCTCAAAGTCCGACTCTTCGATTTGCCGGACTGTCGGCTCAAACACATAGCCGGTAGTGTAGCCAAATCCACACCTGTGCAGTTGGCTTTTCAATTTCTTGAAGTTAATCATAAGCGTTAATGTTTGGGGTTGTGGGCATGTGGAAGGTATCGCACCTTCGCTCACCTAAGCTCTTTCGGAGCACCACGGAACAACGCATCCGTGCGCCAAGTGTGTTCCTTATTCCGAGTTGACGTGTTGCTCTGTTCTGCACGTCTTTCACATGCCTTTCGTTTCCTGCAAGTACCTTGTGGATACCAGGGGAGTCGAACCCCTGTATGATACATTTTACAACATATCCGAGCCGTTACGCGCATCCCCAGACCGTCTTTCCAGTCTGCCATCTCACGGGCTTTCCTACAGCCTCTACATCTTGTTGCGGTGGGCGGGACTCGAACCCGCGACCTCTTGGTTATGAGCCAAGCGAGCTACCAACTGCTCCACCCCGCGATGAAAGCCGTCTGTCCGGCTGTCAAGCGTCTTTCCGCTTTGTCATTCCAGGACCTCTATGTAGATAAAAGCATGAATGGGTACCAATGCGAGAGTATCTTTGCGCCCATGCGTATTCCGACGAGAACGCTTACGAGCCTCCGCTGAGGCTATGGGCAGTGCAGGACTAAAACTGAAGTTAGGTCTTCTAGGTGCTAAAAAAATGTGGAGTCCTGCTGTATATTCTAATAATGTGTTATCTACTCTGCTGCTCTCTGTCGGGCAGCTCGACGCTTGTCTTTAGGCCGTCGCCTTCTGTAGGCTAATGTTATTGTTCTCTTGTGGCCATTTCCCCGGGGAAGCAGTCAGCCCCGTCTCCCTCCGCCCCTATCTGCCCTTAACGAGCCTTGCCCGTGTTTATGCAGCTTTGGCGTCCATTGGGGAGCTGTACATCTATATAGAATGTAAGTCTGTCAAAGAACCCTTCTTCTGAAGCGGTCATGTCAGGACTCGAACCTGCTGTCACCCCATCAGGTGCAGACCATCGGAAACGCGAATTGCTATCCGCCTTTGTCAATCAATCGGATAGGGAAGATTTTATTCGTTTTTTCTTGGGAAAGTGTGGAAAAAGTCATAACTTTGCTCCCGATTGATTGATTGACACCGCAAAGTTAAATCTCATTTGAGATATTTGCAAGAAAAAATTAAATTTAATTGGACATTTGGGATATATTGGACAAAGAAAATCCCATTTGGGTCAGTACTTTTATTTATTTTGTTTGAAAAATGGAAGGAAAAGATGCAAAAGATGCTGTTCTCGGCAGACTTGTTGAGTTTAAAGAAAATTGTGGCATACAATGGAAGGCATTTAGTGCTTTCATCGGTATGAAACAAAACACAATTTCAAACCAAGTAATCGGTCAAAGGTCACTCTCATTGGACACTATTCTGTGTACGCTTGCTGCTTACACAGACCTTTCTGCCGAATGGCTGTTGAGAGGGCAAGGAGAGATGTTCCTAACCAAGACAGAAGAAGAGCCAAAAGTGGAAGAGCCAAAGACAGACAACCGCCTTGAAGCACTCCTCGACACAATCGCACTACTTAATGAGACAATCAAGACGAAGAACGCCACTATCGACGCTCTCCAGGCAGAATTGTCTCAATACAAACATAAAGCTAAGAAGGCATGAAAAAGTTAATTTTTATCGGCATGCTCGTGCTTTTCTGCGTGGCAATATATTTGTTCAGCGGTAAGGAAAGTCCTGTCGTTCAAGCACAAACAGAACAGGAAGAAGAGATTATTGAGCTCAAAATCGAACCAGAAGAAATGGCCCGCATATCAAAGGTACGTGATGACTTCAACGAGCGAACAAAGGTGTCATACATCGACAACACCAAGAAGGGGAGCTTCTGCATGTCAGCTTCGTACAACATCGAAGAGAATGATATCCTCAAAAAGAGGCTGCCTAAACCTAAGGCTAAAGACTTCATGATCTGCGTAATTTCATCGCGCAAAGGCGCAAGGGAAGTTTCCAGAGTGGAGCTGACAATCAACAATAGCACGTTCATTCTTAGGCCTAACTACACGAAGCATGAAGGCTACGGAAGGTTCACTATGCTATTCGACTTTGGGCGAATGCTTGACAACGCCGACTACCCAAAGCAGATTGCTTTTGCGGAACATGCTGAGGCTCGCGTCATCTTCGACAATGGAAGCGACACGTACGAGCTTTCAAAGGAGGACTTAAAGCCAGTTAGTGTAATATACCGGAGTTACATAAACGACGGTGGGAACTTTGAATAGTGACTTACATAAACAAACATCATGAAAAGAACATTTTCAATAACTCTGGTTCTTTTGTTGTTGCTCACAGGGTGCAGTCCAGATGCGCATGTTTACAGGCTATAAGAAGTGGTTTAGATGCTATAAACGGATAGGATTATGGAAGCTAAAAACGAAAAAAAAGATGTTGTCAACAGGTTTGTTGGCTTCAGAGAACAACTTGGCATGTCTTTGAACGCTTTCTGTGCATCAATAGGCATGAAGCAGAGCACTATTTTTAATCAAGTAAACAACTTCAAGTCCCTTTCACTTGAAACAGTTCTCAACACACTCAGTGCCTATGATGAACTGTCTGCTGAATGGCTGCTGCGCGGTCACGGCAACATGTTCCTTGAAGCGAAGGATGAGGAACCCGAAGAACCAAAGGCAGACAACAGACTCGAAGCCCTCATCGACACCATCACACTACTGCAAGAGACTATCAAGATGAAGAACGCCACCATCGACGCTCTCCAGGCAGAATTATCTCAATACAAACATAAAGCAAAGAAGGCATGAAAAAGATTTTTTCAATTATAATGTTAACCCTGCTATGCGTGGGGTGCATGAGTAAGGCAGAGTATCTGGCTCAAAAAGAAGAACAGGAAGAGGTCAAGGACACCATCGACCAGTCACTCATCTCCAAGACGACAGACAGCATCACTATGCAAACAACAGTTCACTATGAAGGTTTCAGAGTATTTGACGACTTCATCATGTCAGCCGCCTACACATTGGATGAGTTCGACTCCTACGGAGAGCAGCTGCTGACACCTAAGGTTGGCACCTTCGAAATTACGATGCACATAAAGCACAAGGGAGCACGCAAGCCGAAGAAGGTTGTCCTCGTAACAGACGGCAAGATGCACATGCTTGAGCCGAACTTCATATATGGAGAGAAGTTGGGAGATTTCATGCTTTTGTTCTATTATGATGTTCTGAAGACGCGCACGGTACCCCGTGACATCATCAACGCAAAGTCTATTCAAGTCAAAGTGCGCTACGACAATGGCGATGTAGTGTATGATGCTACAGAGGATGATAGGAAGGCAGTCGAAACCATCTTCAAGAGCTTCATCCAAGATGGAGGCAGAGACTACAGCTCGGATGGAGAAAGTGAAGATTGAACTGTATAAACGTCAATAACTAACATTATGAAAAAGTTTGCTTTTATCGCCGCCTTGATTTTTGCCTCATGCACTGGCGGCAATGACACACAGAAAACAGAGCAGGCTATTGATGAACTCATGGAGGCTTATGCCAAAGAGAGAACCAAACCGTATGACGACATCACAGCCGAGTACGACAAGAAAGAAGACTGCCTTTCCATTGAAATGGATGGCAAGATGCTTAACGCATGCTACGAAGTGTACTATAAGGACCTCTTGACAGACAACCCTTCATCTTATGCGAAAAGTTTCTTGATAAGCATGGTGCTGTTTGACCCCGAAGTCAAGATGGTCTATAATATGGAATTCAAAATCGACGGCATAAGTTTCAAGGCCAGTCCTTCCATGGTGAATAAATACAACAATAGCATTGCCCTCGGATTCTCTTCGGGTGAGTCGTACTACAAGGCAATCGAGCTTATATCTCACATAAACGTCAATGCAGATATATGGCTCAACACCAACAAAGGAAAGATAGAGATACCCTATCACGATGTCACCAACCTGCAAGCTATGGCAATAAGCTACAGGATGGATGGCGGCACATTTGAATAATTACTAACCCTTAAACTATGTTTGAAAAATGAAAAGAAGCAGTTTTGTTTCCGATTTATTGTCGGGCCCGTAAAACAGACTGCCCGAAAATCGCTTGCAGAAAGGTAAAATGGCAAAGTTTGCGAAATAGTTAAGAATTTAGTAGCATTTTTTGTTTGCAAATACCTGAAACATGCAACAAATCGGGCGTTTAGTGTGTATCCTTAATTGAAATTACGTCACTTTTGACCTAATTCTTATTGTCGGAAAATGGTCGGAATGGCAAAAAACATTTACTTTTTATTGTCGCAAAATTATGGCTAATCTAAGCGCAGTAATCGTACCTGCTAAGGTACTCAAAGGAGGCAAGCACAAAATCCGTATTGCAGTCTCCCACAATTCAAAAACTCGTTATATAGTTACTAACATCACTATCGACTCCGATAAGGAGTTCAAGGACGGACGCATCGTCAAACGACCAGACTCAGCAATCAAGAACGTCAAGCTTCGCGGACTGCTTGACAAGTACCAGGAAGCTCTCTACAACATCGACTTCGTTGAGGCTATGTCATGTGAGGAGCTTGTAGATCATCTCAAGAACATCGACAAACGCGACAGGCGCACCATTCGCTCCATCTGCGAGGAGTACATCGCAGTTCACGACCTGAAGCCTGCATCTGTCGCTCACTACAGGTACAACCTCACTGTTATCCTCTCGTACTTCGGAGAGGACATGCTTATTGAGAACCTAAACTACTCTTACATCGTAGGACTGGAGAAGTATCTGAGGAAGAAAGGAAACAGCTCACACACAATCAGGGACAAGCAAATCTTCCTCATGGGGCTCTATACCTTCGCACAACGATGTATGTATATCCCAATGACAGTAAGTCCGTGGAACGGATACAAGCTGCCAGAGGCTAACGTGCGTGACTCATGGCTTACGCTGGAAGAGGTGGCCATGATACGCGACTTGCCAATCAGGTGCAGAGCTCGGAGCATCGTCCGTGACATATTCATGCTGTCCTACTACCTGGGAGGCATCAACATCATCGACCTCGTGTCTATCAACTTCAACGATTGCAAGAGACGCCTCATCTACGAACGCACCAAGACAGAGAAACGCTCGAAGGTCAATAAGTTTGTGGAGTTCGATATGCCTGATGAGGCTCTCGAGATAATAGACAAGTACAAGATGCCTGACGGAACTATCCGCAAATACTCGACGCTCAGGACAAAGTGCTTCCGTTCTACTGTCGATTACCACATGAGGCGCCTTGCTGAGCAGGTGGGAATTAAGAACCGCCTCATCTTCTATTCAGCACGCAAGTCATTCGCTCAGCACGCTCTCGATGCCGGTGTGGAGCAGAGCACAATAGACTTCATTCTCGGGCATAAACTCAATACAAGAGGCACAAGTTTGTTCAACTATATTCGCGTTACTCCGGAAATAGCAACAGAAGCTGTGCAAAAAGTTTGCACAAATCTGAGAAATGTCGTACCTTTGCAAACGGATCGGTAACATTTCATCTGGTTATGTGCTGGTTTAACTTGTGTTGCCCCCGGGGGTGGTTCCCCGGGGCTTTTTTCATATCCCGATGCAACATTTCGCTTCGTTATGAGTACCCTTATCAGAGCACCCCAATGTGAGTTGACTATGTGCGGTTGAGGGGTGCTTCGGGAGGCTGTATGAACACATCGTCATGCAGCCTCCTTTCTATATGCGGCTGTACTCCTTCCGCGCATCGAAACACGGGCAGTCCTTAATCCACTCCGAAGGCTCGATGATGCCGTTGTGGTTCTTGTCGGGCGAGAAGTCCCTGTGTCCGCTTATCCTCGCAGTGGGATAGACCTTACGGAGCATCAGCAACAGGTTAAGCAGGGCGTTCTTCTGGTTCTCCGTGCGCGTGTCCTTCGCCTTGCCGTCCTTGTCAAGCCCGCCGACATACACTATGCCTATGCTGTGGGCGTTATGGCCGCTGACGTGCGCACCGACCTTCTCAACGTCCCTGCCCGGCTCTATCCTGCCGTCGAGACGCACAACGTAGTGGTACCCGATGTCCGCCCATCCCTGAGCCTTGTGCTGCTTGCGGATGTCGTTGGCGGTAAGGTCTCTGCCTTCCTTCGACGCTGTGCAGTGTATCACAATGTCCGTTATGGTGCGCTTGCTCTTCTTGATGGGCAGCACGCTGCTTGCAGCAGCGGGCAGCAGCTTAGCCATCGTAGCAGGGCCGACAATGCCGTCGGCGGTCAGTCCCTTCTCGCGCTGGAACGTTATAACGGCTTCTCTCGTCAGATTGCCAAAGATGCCATCGGCAATCAAGTGCAATGCCCGCTGGATAGCCTTCACGCCTTCGCCACGGGAACCGAGCTTATATATCGTCGTTGCCATATTCTTCTTGCGTTTTATATTTGGACTCTTCTATTACTTTTGTGATGAGTTCCCGGAACGTAGCTTCCGACAGAGCATGCTGCAACAGACGGCGGAAGTCTTCCTGTAGCTTCTTCTCCTTGATGTTCGCAGGCTCAGTTATGCTCTTTATCTCCACGAAGGCCTCATAGAGCACTCCTATGAGCGTGAAGACTGGCAGCATAGGTATGTCGTAGTTATATTCCCTGTAGAGCATGTAGAAAAGGCTTATCTGCACTGCATCGACAAGCGTCATGGCGAAGTGCATAGCGAAGTACTTGTTTATCTTCCCTACAGTCTTCTTCAGACCCTCGCTCGTGCGGTACTCGCCTCTCTGCTTGGCCTTGCGCACACCTGCCCACAAGTCGGCAAAAATAAGCCCGAGCGCAACAATATAGAATAGCAGGATGATACACCCGCACACAATCAATGTTCCTATTCTCCCTTCCATTTCTTTTTCTTCAATATACTTTTAGACGTTAAACATAGGCGGGCCACAGGCTCCCATCCTGTCCCACTGCAAAGATATGGAAAAAGAACTTACAATTCACAAATCGCACAAATCTCACAAACACGATTAGCACAATCGAAGCCTCAGTGTTAGTATTGTGTTAGTACAAACTAAACAAACAAAGAAAAAGCCCCGGGCCAAACGGCTCAGGGCTTCTCTCTCTGGATGATGTCGCGTATTACTTTGGCTATGTAAGCACCTTCTCCGTGCTTCTTTATCCAAGTGGCAACATCATCGGGAATGGTGTACATGTGACGCACACCTTCCGCCTTCTTCCGCCCGCTGTTCTTGCGGGCACCTCCCCAGCTTCTCTTCTTCGTTTCTACGGTACTCATAATTTCGCTTCTGAAAATTCCTTGTCCTTGAATAGTTCTGCCAGTCCTGACAGTTGCTTATAGCGCAGCAGCTCATCGGCATCCATGCCTATCTCGCGCATGATCCAGGCATCGCTCATGCCCGCCTTCTTCAGCTCGCCGACAATGTTCATCATCAACTCAATGGAGTGCGAGCCTCGTGCGCGGTTGTGGCGTATGGTCGAAGCCATGCGGTTGCTCACGTCCTTGTCGATGATGGAACATGGCAACTTGCCACCCTCGCGCTCGTAGATGTCGCGGTGAGTCAGCATGACAGTGTAGCGGTGGTAGCCGTCAACTATCTCATATCTGCCGTCCGGCTTCGGATATACCACAACAGGCATGGTGTAGCCATCCTGAAGGATGCTCTCGTAGAGCAGACGCATTTCGGGCGGTGCCACATGGTTAGGGTTGTAAGAGTTTGCGTCTATCTGGTCGATAGGTATCGCCTGAATGTTATAGACTGGTGATTTCATAAGTCCTTATATTTTTCTTGTATAGCCTTACGGCGTGTCATTTCGTCTTTGGTAAGTGAGAAGCCCATGTACTTGCACAGGTGGTCGTTCTTGATGATGCAGACACACATCCGCTTGTAGGTCGGTATCTCCTTGAACTCCCGAATGTCAATGTCGTCGAGGTATTCCATGCGCACGGGCTTCTTGTCTGTCTTATAGTTTGTCATGTTGAGCACCTCCATGTCAACACCTGCTGCCCTCAGTTCGTCTATCACCCCTTCGCTGAGGCAACCGCCTTTCTCCCTCCAGAACCTCATCGACACGGCAAGCTTCTTCAGATAGTTCTCCCGCGTTTCTTCCGGAAGTGTGCCAAGCAGGAAGTACATGTACTCCTTCCATGTGAAATGCTGAGGCTTTGTGATGTTCTTCCATCCCATCGCAGTCGTTCCGCCATAGAGTCCTGCGAAGTTAACGCCGTTCACGCGCCCGATGAGCCGTCCCCATGTGTCTGGTTCTATTACCTGATAGAGCCTCAACGTCTCTTGACCTTCGCTGAGGAATGGCGAGGCGACACGCATCTTGTGAAGCGGCACACCTGCCAGATACATGAGGTCGTAGAGGTGATTGTAACTCCATCCATTCTTCGCGTTGGCAATCCATACATCCTCCAGCCTCCAGTCAAAGATAGGATAAGCATTCACACATTCCCCCTGCAGAGTAGTCCACGGACGGCCTTTGTAGTTGCGTCTGTTCTCACTCTCGGCGAAGACTGTCCGCCATCTGTTCAGGCTCTCGTCCGCTCTGATGCCTACGAGACAACAAACGCGCCCCTTCTCCTTGCACAGCCATTCGCCGAACTCGCGCTGGAAGTCATAGTCCCACTGGTTCTCGCGGTAGAAAGGAAAGTATTGGGCCGTCATAGCTCTTGCAGGCATAGGTCGCACCCAGATGTCTTGAAGGGTAGGCTCCCACGGCCTCCAATATGACTGGAACATGCTCGTACAAGTCGTCACCTTGAACGGAACGCAAATGTGATAGATGTCGGCCACGTCGCTGTATCGGTCGAGCGTCTCGCGCACATAGTCGGTGGTCAGCTGGTACTGCGCCTCGTAGTCCATGTGGAAGATGCCAAACCGCCTTCCATTGGCTACCTGAGCGGTAAGCTCAAGCAACACACCGCTGTCCTTGCCACCGCTGAAACTGACGTAGCAGTAATCGAACTCATCGAAGCACAATGATATGCGCTCCAATGCTGCCTCATATACGTTCATAGCGCTTTCCTTAGTTCCTCTTTCGTTATTCGTTTCAGATATTCGCTCATGCTCACTTTCTTCTTGATGTTATGGGCCATCAGGCGCTCCAGCCCTACATTGCCAGTCAGTTCGTAGTAGTGGCAGTCGTGTTCCTGACCTGTGCGGAATGTGCGCCTGCTTGCCTGGAGTATCAAAGCGTAGTCCCATACGCGGTCGAAGAAGACAGTATGGCGGTACTGCTGGAGGTTCAGTCCAAGCGACTCCTTCTGCATCGAGAGCACTGTGACCTTCGGCCAACGCTTGCGGCATTCCTCTTGCGCCACAATGAAGCGACAGAAGATAATCGTCTCATCGTTGGGCAAGTCTGCTATTAGACGGCCAACTGCATCCATCTTTCCTTCGTCTATGGTGTATGTCATCTGCATGGCGGTGGTCATTGCAAGGAAGATGTTGTTATTGCGCCACTCCAGCGTCTCGTCGCTCAGGTAGTCTTCCTTAATGTCGTTATACCGCTGGCTGGCTTCGTCTGTGATGCAGTAGTGGACGGTGTGCCATTTCTGTGTGATATTAAGCCGCAGGTCGCACTCATAGACGTAGTGGCGGATGAGCGAGTGCAGGTAATCGACATTCTCCATGCCGGTTACGAACTCCTTTGTGTATGAGCGACGGCCTATGCACCTTGTTACCTTCGTCCACTTGCAGAACGTGTCTTTGAACTCGGCAAGTGTCATGCTGAGTATCTTAGGGGACAGAAACTCCATCTGAGGCCACATGTCGAGCAAGTTCCTGCTGACAGGCGTACCATTCAGCACCAGCTTCCACTCGGCGCGTCGGCCTATCTCCAATATCCGCTTCGTCCTCTTCGCATCGGCATTCTTGATTTTCAGGCTTTCGTCAACGATGATCATCGGAACATCAGCTGCTTCAACAGCATTCAGCAGGTCCATGTAGATGCGGTCAGAACCGCTGAGCGATTCCACGCCGTAGTAGTGTGCCGTCATCGTGAAGCCGCCCCACTTCTCAGCCTCCTGCCTGATAGCGTCGAGCGTGCGCAGCGGTCCCACCCAGAACAGGTCGGTGGCGGGTGTCGAGTTGGCGAGCGTCAGAGCTGCCCGCGTCTTGCCAGTCCCCGGCTCCATGAAGAGCGCACCAACCCTCCACTCATGGAGGTGCTGTATGGCTGACTGCTGCTGCGTGGTGAGGGCGTTCATGCTTTCAGTTCGTCTATGATGTTACTTTCTACTGGTGTCTGCTTCTCAGGTGTGTGCCGCTCGACGATGACTGTCTGCCAGTCGCGCCACTCCTTCGTTTCCTTGTTCAGCACAAAGTAGCGAACTTTCGCTTTATGCTGGAAGATGTGGGAGTAGTAGGTCGAAACATAGATGTAACGCCCATCGTCATCGAAGAAGTAGCCAATCGGAACCCTCCGCCTTGTCCTGTTCTGCTCGATGGTTACATACCCTTCATGGTATTCCACGCGGCTGTACTTCACGCGCTGGGCAGGGCAGAGGATTTCGCCTGGTTGCAGGTCAGTCATTGAGGTTCACCTTGCTCTGTTCGTGAAGTTCGCTCAGCTCATCGTTGGTCTTGCCAACGAGCAATGTGCCGCGTCGGTGTATTTGGTACATATTGCCGTCCACGAACACCTCTGACCAGTAGAAGTTCTTCGCCTCGTGGCTCCAGTCGCTGATGCGGCAATCCTTAATCATGCCGAAAATCTTATTCTCTCCGTCTGTCAGGGCGTAGGTAAGATAGCCCCTGTTGATAATCTGCTTTTTCATAGTTCCTTATCGCTTTAAGTCGTTAATGATGTTATTATCCTTTGTTTCTCTCTTCTCAGGCGTGTGTCGCTCGATGGTGTAGGTCGGCATCATGTGGCCGTTCTCGTCGAACCATGCCTGCTTGTTGCCGCTGCACTGGATGCGCTTCTTTCCGATAATCCACGCGCTAATCCACCATGCTTCGCTCTTCGTCACCTCTCTGTCACGCCCGAACACCTGCGAGACAGGTATGATGTCGGATGTCCCGTCGAAAGACGTGGCTTTGTAGGCTTTGGGACTGATGCTCACAAGGCTCTCCAAGCGCACGCTGTAGCATAGAGTTCTCATGCTTCCACAATCTACTTGAATCTCTCAATGCCCTTGATGTTCTCGTTGTCCTTGATGGCGTCGTACACCTTCTGGCTGAAAGTGATGAACAGTTCCGTGCGCTGCTTCCACGCTTCAATTCTCCGTCCGAGGTTGTGACTAAAAACGGCAAGGTCAAACTCAGTCGTAAGGGCGTTGAACTCTTCTGCCTTTTCCTTCGGCATTTCCACCTCGTCAACGATAAACCTACGCCCGGCATCGCTGCCTTCAGCTTTCGTCCAATGCTCTACGCTCTTCGGGAAGTCCTTCCAGCGGACATAGCTGTTGCTTCCTACTCCGTAATAACGGCCTTCCTCATCCATGAGAAAAAGGTCGGGCGTGTTAGCCTCGTACTCAATGCTTGCAATAACATAAAACTTCATAATCTGATTGCGGACTTTATCCTCCTGCACCGGAGTGTTAAGTGATGGTTAAACTTGTTTTCTTCCACAAAGGTATGAAAATTATTTGATATATGCAAGAAAAAACAAGAAAAAAAGTTTCTTGAAGTTCCTTTTTGCATGGGGTTGAACATTATTGAACGATAATTATGCGCAAAAGAAAGGCGGCACATCACTGCACCGCCCAACCCAAACAATTAACAAACTTAGCGCTTCGGCTATTCCTCATTCTCAGGCTCAGCCTTGATGACTTCGTAACCGGCAACATGTGCGGTCAACGTAGTCTGGAAGGTATGGCCTGTGTTCTTTGAACGGAGCAACCAGCCGGCTTCTGCTGTGAGACGTACTACATTGCCTTTCACAGGCTCAACGGTTGTGTGTTCTGGTGCCACCGGCACCGATGGTGTGTTCTTTCCCATAGTCTTTCTTTTTTGTGGTTAAACATTACTTTCTTTTTCGATGTCTGTTATGGTGCTCAGACAGCTTCCTTACGTCCTTCTCTATGGTGCGCTCTGTCACCTCTGCATAGATTTGTGTGGTCTGCACCTTCGTATGTCCGAGCATGCGTTGCACAGTCGTTACGGGGAAGCCTTCCTCCAGCAGCAGCGAGGCGAAGGTGTGACGGCTTGTGTGGAAGGTCACGCGGAAGTCGGTATTGATGCAAGCCTTGCGAAGCAAGTCCCTTAGCGTGGAGTTTACCTGACTGTTCGTTGGCAGGTTGCCGTTCATGCGCCACACGTCGTTGCCGTAGCGGTCGAGCATCATCTTGGCGCGGCCTTCAAAGAGCTTCTCGTATGGTATAGCAACCTTCTGCCCTGTCTTCTGCATTGTCATCCTTATCCATCCGTTCTTGATATTCTCTTGGCGAAGTGCCTTGAAGTCCGACCACCGCAGCCCGGTATAGCTGCAGAAGAGGAAGGCATCCCGAACCATCGACTCTCTCTCGGACAGCCCTGTCAGACGTTCCAGTCTGGCAATCTCCCCATCGCTCAGAAACCCGTGTCGGCTTGTCATGCCTTCCACGCGGTAGCGGTCGAAGGGGTTCCGCGCTATCATGTCGCGCTTCACAGCCTCGTTCAGCACAGCACGCAACAGCCTGAGCCTGCCCACCCGCGTATTGTGGCCTACACCGCAGTCCTTCAGATACAGGTCGTACTTCTCGACGAAAGCATAGTCGCATTCATCCACGCGCACGCCTCTACGGAACTTGTCAATATCGTTCATCAGCGTGCGGTAGTTCGCCTTCGTCACGTCGCGCCGGTCGCTCTGCGCTATCACGTTTCGTCCGAAGTCAGTAAGCTTGGCGCTTGGGGCAGTATTGCTTACCACGGCTTCGCGCAGCATGGGGAGCGTCACGCGCACGTCGCGCTTCATAAAGTCAAGCTCTACGCGCTCTATGTCTATCCGCATGCGCCGAAGTATGACGTTCAAGTCGCTTGAAAGTTCATGGTCAACGACCATTCCGTTGTGCCAGTACTGAGGTTCGAGGTAAACCTTAGTGGAGAAGTAAATGCGTCGTTTCCCTTGCTGGCATTCCACTTGGACCAATCCCTCTCCCTTGCGGTTGAGGCGTCCGCTTCGGTTGAACACTAATCTGTATCTAATCTTTTCGAGTATCTGTGTCATATCAAAAACGTGTATTAGTTTTGGGGCAACTAATCGCAGGCACTCATAGCAGGCTGTGACAGAGCGTATTGCACAGAATCCACTACAAAATGTTTGCCGAATGATGCACTATAGATACATCATCCAGCAAATAATTCATCAGAATCTGTCCCCTGGGACGTAGATTAGCAGTGCTCCAGAACTCGACAGGCAGGCTACCTGAGTGTAGTTCTTTTGTGCAGCGAAATTGAGCGTCAGTTTGTTGTTGCTATCCGTTCCTGCAACGCCGTTCAACACTTGGCAGTTCTTGACTTTAGCAGTAGTTATCTTAGTGTAATACACATTCTCAAAGAACGTTACATAGGTAACTTCATTGCCCCAAGAGTTATTGTTGCATCCGTTGCCCCAAGAGTTATTGTTGCATCCGTTGCCCCAAGAGTTACGATAGCAACTGTTGCCCCAAGAGTTATTGTTGCATCCGTTGCCCCAAGAGTTGTGGTAGCAGTAATTGCCCCAAGAGTTAAACTGACATCCGTTGCCCCAAGAGTTAGAATAGCAATTGTTGCCAAAAGAGTTGCTATTACAACTGTTGCCCCAAGAGTTGTGGTAGCAGTAATTGCCCCAAGAGTTAAACTGACATCCGTTGCCCCAAGAGTTGTAGTAGCAGTCATTGCCCCAA